CTGGATGCTTAAACCCGATGCCAAAGCATGATTTGCCGTTAAATCAACATAACCATTTGCGCTCAAATAATTGGTGCGGTGTGTACTGTCGGCATACCCGATTTGCCCCAATGGGGATTCGTAGATGTAGCCCAATCCTGATGTTGCCAAAGCTGATACCAATGAATAAACATCGGTGCGTGAGCTTGATCGGGCGGCCAGCTCATAATTGCCTGGACGATCAATTTCACCTAATCCGCTATTTTCAGCATCTTGCCATTGCATTGTTGGATCGTAAGTGGCCCATGTTATTGCTTGAGGAACCTCTTGCCATGAATCAAACAATACTTCTTTCAATACATCATAAATTTGATCACCATCAAATTCTTTTGACAATACTCCATCAGTCAATGCTTTTGGTAACCTAGCCAAAGCTCCCAATGCAATGATGTTGATCCGCTGGGCATAATCCACATTACCCACCTCAGCCACGGCAATGCCTACCTCAACGACTGAGCCGCCAAAAATTGGCACAAATGTTGATGTCGAGTTTTGCAATTCGATTGTGACCGAATCATTGATTGCAATTGTTACATTTGATTGATTAAGGTTGATCAGTTCAAGATTTGTGTATCCAGCTTGGGCCTGTTCATAAATGTTCGTGCGGCCGCTGGTAATTCTTAAATTTGCCAAAATAGCGGTTTGGTATTGCACACCGCCAATGGTTACGCGCCAAACTGGATTGAATAGGCTCATGCGATTTGCAGGTTAGATGCGCCACCTGTGCCGCGATAGTAAGAATTGTTGAGAGTATCCACAATTGTCCGAGCTGTGCCTTCAGGATCGATTGCACCATTAACAGTCAGATTGATGGTTGGTTGATTTGAGGCCGCCATAATTCCGGCAAGCGTATTGGTATTGACTCCAGATGTGCCAAAGGCAAAAGGTCGATTTGATGCAGCGTTTATGCCGGCCAATGTTGTCGTGCCGCTTGTAAAGTCATCAAATGCACCTGCAATGTCCGTGACAACCTGTTCAGCCTTCTTTGTGACTGTTGCAGCGTTTGAAACAACAGCTGAGACACCGCCACCCCCACCACCGCCACCGGTACCCCCGGTGCCTCCAGTAACTCCACCAGTACCGCCTGTGCCACCTCCTGTGCCACCTCCACCGGCTCCCGGGCCAAATCCGGATGCAAATGGAATTGATCCAGTTGATGGAGCGGCAGCTTGATCCTGACCATCAAAAATCTTTGTTGCTCCATAGATTGCCGCTGCAATTGCGGCAGCTGAGGCCAATCCTAAAAATGGATTAACCGCAAAACGAGAGGCAATGGCAGCAGCCAATGCTGTATTTCTTAAAGCTACATAAGCGGCTGTAATGAGCTTAATCAAAGCAATGGTTGCTGTCACACCAGCTGCAATTTTTGATGCAACGAAAATTGTGGCAATTACTCCAGCAACGATCAAAAGCTCATCCTTAAAATCAATAACAGTTTCAATGAGGCCTTTTACTCTTTTGCCCCACTCAATTGCTGTTTTTTGTGATTCAGTCAAACCTTTTTTCAGGCCATCCTGACCAGTCAAACCATCAACAAAGCTTTGTACGACTGGCACAACATTGGTCAAAATGTATTCTGTCAAAGCTGTGACAGCTGGCAACAATGCTGCGCCCACTTGCTCTTTTGTTTCATCAATAGCAATCGATAATTGTTGAAATTTGAAAGCGGCTGTTTCGGATTGATTTTTGATAAAACCATCAAATGTTTTGTTAAGCAATTTTTGTGTTTCATCAAATGTCAATGTCTTAAGAGTTGCAGCATCGATGCCAACGCCCAATTTGGTGAGTGCTGTGTTTGACCCATCGAAACTCTTTGCAACCGCATTTGTTACAGCTTCCAAAGGCTTACCGGTTGCCGCGGCAATTTCTTGGCTTAATGTCAATAATTCTTGAGCTTTGGTCAAATCGCCTGTGGAGCGCAATAGGCGAGACAAGGCCGGCCTGATCACATCATCGGTTGTTGCGGTGGCAATACTTTGTGCGCTTACATACTTGTCGATTCCGGCAATTTGTTCAGCTGTGGCATTGGTGGTGTTGCGGATTGTCTCCTCAAGCTTCTTTTGGCCGGCTTCATCCTCTGCGGCAGCTTTGACGGATGCAATGGCAAATGCACCGATTGCAGCACTAGCTGCGGCAAAAGCGACAGCAGCTTTTTTGCCGAAATCGCTAACGCGCGTTGAAAATGAATCAACATCCGTTGTAGCACCTTTGACACCTTTTTTGAGTTGATCTAAATCGGCATCAAAAGTGACTGTGACCTTTGGAATTTTTGCCATCAATCCAACCTATTCGCTCGGATAATCGTTTGAATCATTGCAATGTATTCCTTTGCAACGACTGGTGTGTAAAAATCAACAGCTGGTGTGATCCAATAACCACCGGGATTGGCGGCAACCTTGAATCTGTTTGTGTATTTACGGCCGCGCCTATCGATGCCCGGATGTGAGCCGTATTCTGAACCCCACAACAATGCACCAGCTTGAGCCTGTTTTTGGCTCGTGCGCTTTCCGCTTTTGCTTGTGTTGCCTCCGTATTTACGGCCAACACGCTTTGTACCGCCAACATCCACGCGGATCAATCGGTCGCGTGGTGTGGTGATGGATTGAACAACCAATTTTGCTTGTGGTGTCCTAGACAACAGCCCAAATTGGATCAGCTGGCCGGCAAGCCGTTTTGACATAAGCTGAGCAGAATCTCGAACCTCGCCTTGAACCTCTTTTGGCAAAGCTGACAAAAGCGAAAATAAATTTTTCAATTCTAAAGGCTCAACGGCAAAAGAAAATGTGCCGGTGTCTCTGGTTGATTTACTAGCCATTGCGCCTCTCCATTATCTCAATTGCCGTTAATAAATCCTCAGCTGTTTTGAATTCGCTGACAGGTTGGCCACTTGCAATGGCTACCTCCCAAAGTATTCTATTTATGCTTCCGGCTGTGTAACTTTTGGGCTTGCATCACCGACAATTATGTCAGCGACAGTCTCGCACCAAACTTCAAACGGCTTGACAGTTTTGCCAGCCATTTCGCGCTTCATTGCATGGTATGCAAGAAACAACAGATCAGACACGCCCATTTTGTCCTGAGCTTGTCCAATCGTGTTGCCTGTCTTGTTTTCCCATTTTGCCCACTCTGCCGGATGTGCGATGTATGTTTCAGCATTGCCATCAACAAATTCGATTGTGATTGGTAGTTTCATGATTGCTCCCGATTTCCTTTATTTATAGTGTTGGGGTTGTAACACAGGTAAATGACAATGAAACAGTCTGTGCATCTGGTGCTGTTCCTCCAGCTGATGGGAAAATTGGTTGAACATCAAAATTGAAAACCGATCCTGATGCAGCTGTAAAAACAACGGCCAATGGTGTGTTTGGAGCGGTGTCTGCCGCTGTCCATAACGCGTTGCAAAGTGATCCACCAGCTGGCCAATCCGCAAGCATTTCAACGGCAAATGTTCCTTGCGAATCGGTCGTAAAATACGCTTTGCCGTCTAAAGTTTGGTATGTATTGATCGTTGAATCAATTGTAAGCGTGGCAGATGTAGCTTGAGCATCATAATTGTCACCATCAATGGTGAAAGTAATGTCTCTGCCCGTGACGATTGTGGTTGGCATGATTTCTCCTTAGTTGGTGTAATAGGTGCTGACTTGTAAATCGGCAACAAGGTATTTACCTGCTCCGACTTCCAATGATTGTGGTGCGCTTACATCTCGTACTTCATAACCATCTGGCATTGCGCCAATGATTGAAATCATCAATGTTTCTAAATTGTCCAACGCGGCTGCATTGTTGGCATAAGTGACAACGCCTGTGACAGTCAAATTGACTTTCACTTTTGTGGTCGCGCCATTGATCAAAACTGTTTCCAAATAAGGTGAATCCGGAATCAAACAGATCGATGGACTTGTCATGGTTTCCGGCACTCCGTTATAAACATTGGCCGCGATTGATGACAAAGCTGTTTTGAGTGGTGTGCGAATTGCTGTTTCGATGCTCATTGGCACATTGCCTCAACATCCAAAAATGGCCCCAAAAGGCCGACCACTCTATTGGTCAAGCTGCGCCCCAAAATAAATGGTTGAGGCTGAAAAGAATCAGACATGATTTGGTTGCCCGGAGCTGTAATGCTCTGAAAAATCTCAACGGCTACAACCAAAATTGCATTTTCAATTGGTGGTGTCGATGCGTACAGCTGGGCTGCCGATGATCCACTCAATGTTGCTGTTGCCGCTGGAATAAACGGCAATGGATAATCACGATTAGCAGCATTTGTTGCAGCTGTAAATGTGTATGGCTCAATCCGATCATCGGTGACTGTATAGGTCGCGTTGTAGGCTCCGGCCCCGGTTACAACAACAGATTGACCCGGCACAAAATAGTTTGGCCGCATTGTGGTGAAATAAATG